TCACTCGGTCAGCCCACGCAGAAAACTTTGCTTCCTGCTCTGCTGCCGCTTTACGCGCCTTTTCCTCGTTATCCCGTTCCAGCAATTTCTTGTCAGCGGTATATTCGGCTAACGCTTTCGCGTACTCGAACATATCGTTGAACATTTCCGGCTGTGGCTCGTCGCCAAGATCATTCTGCGGCTTTTCAGCCGGTGGATTGACCTTCGATTCGAGTTCCCGCAGCCGTGTTTCCAAAGCCTCCCGCGCTTCACGTTCCCGCCGCGCTTCATCTCGCGCCGCTTCCCGCTGCTTGGTTATCTCTGAAAACCGCCGTTCTAGCTTAGGATTCGGCTTCTTTTCCTTAGCCTCATCTGTTGCTGTCGCGTCCTTCCCTTCCCCATCTTGTCCACTCTGATCTGCCTCGGCTTCCGGCTCGGTAGCTTCAGTGCTTACCGCCTCGTCTGCTGGCTTGTCAACTAGACCAAGTTTCTGGGCTGCGAATTCCGCTAGATTCTCACTCGTGACCACATTAGCGGCCAGTCGTTCTTGCACTTCAGACATAGGTTTTCCCTAAGAATTGACCCGGTGTTCCCGCCGGTAGGTTTATTGTCATCCTGTATTCATTCATTGTCAAACCATCGGCTGCTGCGGCGGCATTTCCTGCGGCATAGCCTGCGCCATCTCTTGCGGCATTTGCTGCTGCTGGGCCATTTGCTGCGCGGCCATCATTTGCATTTGCTCTGCTTGCGCTGCCTGAACCATCATTTCCTGCCCAGCTTGAATGAACGGGTTTGCGGTATCGTTAACTTCCCTCTCCGCAAACGCCATTTGTGTCTGCTGTTCGGCATCCCGTCGCGCCATTTCTGCGCTCAAAGCCTGAATCGGAACGCCTGCCAATACCAGCCTCAACATCGCATCCAGCTCGACCTTGTTCTGGTCGGTGGTGGCTTTCAGGTTGGCTTGGTTAATCTTGGCTTCATTAATCGTGTCGGTGTTGTAGGCGCGGCTGATAACGTCCATCAGCTTGCGGCGGCTTGAACCTTCCTCGCGGATTTGCGCAACCTGACCACGGTTCTGAATCTCTAGCTGCATAGCCATCATCTGCTGTTGCATATCGGCAATTGTTTTCTGCGACTGCAATAGCTGCATTTGCGCTTGCGGTGGGATGTCAGACTTCGGATCAATCTGCGAAATCGGGTTCATTGCAGCCAAGCGGTCAGCAATCACATCTGCGCCTGGGAAATCCATGTTGCGGAACAATAGGTCGCCAGCGGCTTGAAAAACCTGCGGGTCAGCCATCAGCGGCATCATGGTGTCCACAGCCTGCTGGCGCTTAGAGTTATAGCCAGGGCCGGTGTCCATCACCACATCGTATAGACCGACCGTGACATCGTTTAAGACCTCGCCCGTGGCTTCGACTTCGTTAATTGTCACCATGTCAGGTTTGCCATCGACCCCAATAATGCGCAGCACGCGCTGGGTGTCGTAAATCTTAGGGATCAGGTCGAGGATGATCTTGCCCGTGTGCTTGATGCTGCGGGTCATGTTGTCGTAAAAGTGGAAGTTCGACAGATCAACCTGCTGCTGCTGGCCTTGCAATGCCTTGCCCGATATATTGCCTGGCAACGCCTGCGACGGGTCAAATATGCCCAGCACCGTCTTTAGATCGTCCGAAATGGCGCTCGATGCAACCATGATCCCATCGGGCGGCGGCTCCGGCTGGATGCGGGTCGGCACCGGCGCAGGCACGCCCTCGATGTCTTTTTGCTTGTAGCGCAAGACCGGCGTTGATTTAAGGTTAGCCAGCGCCCATTCGCTTTCGTGACCCTCATCCTGCCCCTCGGCAATCAGCCACTTCGGTTTTGGTGCCAGCGCGATAGATTCGGTCAGCGCCGTGCGCCAGAAGTTAAACATCCGTTGCGGGTCTTTAGCGAAGCGGACAAGCCCATATTTTTTGCGCTTGCCCTCGACCACCACCTGCGCACCGTAACACGGGATGATCGGGATGTATTTGCCCGGCCACTCGCGTTCCTCGAGCACTTCCATCGCGGTTAGCTTGCACCATTTGACCTTCTTGCGGAACGTCGGGCGCTTGTCCAGAATCGTGATCCCGCTGGCTTCCATCATCTCGGCGCTGGGCAGCTCATCCTGAAACACCTTCGTGCCGTCAGAAAGCAGGACTAGCGTGGCTTTCTCGCGCTCGATGTACCAATACTCAGCTAACCGAATGTCCTCTTTGGTCACCCACTCAGCGTCCGAATCGCCCGTCGCCCGTGCGCTAAAGTTCGCGCCATCGTCAGCGCCAGGATATTGCTGCCGGAATAGTTCTTTGGCAACAACGCTGGTAATCAGACAACGCTCGGCATCCGATCCGTCAGGCAATACGCTATTCGGGTCGAAATAGACCGAGAACGGATCGTCAATCGCGTCGATAAAGATTTCCTGATCGAATGAATCGTCAGAAATATAGTTGGTATTGACCCGCCAGTAGCCCCAGCCCATTTTGACTGCGTACTCAAACGCGGTGTCGTAAGCGGTATCGGCGCTGGAATTGACCTCAATGTGCCGCGTGATCCCTTCGATCACTTCTGCGATCTTCAGGTCGCCTTCGTTGTTGACCGGATGCACCTTAATGCGTGGACGCTGCTGGCGTTGCTGGTTCGTCACCTGCCGCACATAAGCGTCAATCTTATTGATGGTCAGGCAAGGTCTGGATTCTAGGTTGCGGCTGTTCTGAATCTCGACCGGCCATTGATCGCCGGCAGCAAACTTTAGATCGCCCAGCGCCTCTGCGCGGTTTTGGCTGTCAGCAGTGCCGACCAACCGTAGGAATTTGATGGCCTCGCCAATGCGCCCATCCATATCCATGTCTTGAAACGCCATGATTGTCCTTTCAGCTCATCCAGCCGCCAGCGTAAGCGACCGCAGGCTTTTTCTTAACTTTTGCGGGTTCCCGCACCATCAGCGCGATGTACCTAAATGCGTCAGCCCCGTGCGAATATCTGTCATGCAGCGGGTTCCTGCTGAACTGGCCGGTATCAGGGTCAACCTCATAGCGGTAATGGCGCAAGCAGTTTAGACCATCTGCGGTATTTTCTCTATCAAAGTAGCAATTCGGGAAGATAGTTCTTGCGGCGTTGATCGAGTCAACTACCGGCACGCGCTCCAGCACCCGCGTCTTAAAGCCTGCGCTCCGCACAATGTCCTCGATGCTTCGACCTGCGGCGGCCAGCGTCTTGTTCTGCGCATCGTGCGGCAACCAGATCGTGTCGTACACATAGCCAAAGGATTGAAGGTCAGCTAGATAGCTAGTCATTGTGCGCTGGGTATCCTCAAAGTATCGGATCAGCCGAGTTTCCATCCCGATGAATTGAATGAACCACCACGCCGTAGCGTCGGCCCACCCAAGATCGCAGACCGCGTGGACCGGCTTGGTCGGGTCATACGGCACCTTCATGATCCGGTTCTCAGTCTCGGCTTTAGCCATCTCAGCGCCAAAAATCGCCCCGTCGACTGTCTGCCGACACAGCCCTTCCCAGACCTGGTTGTACGCTTCCTGATCCCGCGCCTTTAGCGCGTCTTTTTCTGCTTTCAAAGTGTCGGGAAACCACGGGTTGTCAGACCAGTTGATTTTCTGAACCACAGCGTCAGCAGGCGGCTTGGCCACGAACCGCTGGTAAGTCTCATCCGTTTCCAGCTCAGGGTTAAACGTGATCCATATCTCGCTGTCCTCTTTTCGGATGGTCGGGATCAGGATGTTCCAACTGTTCCGGCTTACCGTCTGCGCTTCCTCGACCCAGCAAATATCGATGCCCTCGTAGGATTTGACGTTAGCAATATTGTTCTTCAGCCCAACGAACGCAAACTCGCTGCCGTTCTTGCCCCGTAGCGCGTTCTGCGTAATCTCGAAGAAACTAGTCATCTCTAGCGCAACGATTTGGTCGCACAGTAGCTTGTGGACGCTATCGCGGATAGATGTCTGGAATTCCCGTGCGCAGAGGATACGCAGCGGTGTCTTGGCGGCTTTGATGAGCAATGCCCTAGCGACCGCCCAGCTCTTTGCCCCGCCCCGCCCACCGTACAAGACGCGGTAACGGGTCTTTGGTGGATTGAATAAGACTTGCGCCTTGCTGGGAAACTCAGCCTTAGCGACTATGCCCTGAAGGTCACTCATTCGGCTTGATGAATGTCACCTGAATGCCTGTCAGTATTGAACTGCCGTCAGCGTTCTCTAGCGCCACAGCCTGATGCGCCTTGCCATCTACGCGGTCGATCAGCTCTTTGATCGCCCACGCTTCGCCCTGCTCGGCTTTGCTTACCAATTCCTCGGCGATCTTGCGCAAACGCTCTGGCTCTTGCGTCAATACCAGCCGCAGCTTGTCGTAGAACATCCTCGACTTCGCCGCGTTCTGATTGCCTATTGGTGCGCCACTGTTTGCCATATTGTCACAATCCCCAAGTAATTGATTCAACAAAGGAATTATTTTTTCGGCTTATCTTTTTTTTGCTCGGCGGCACGTTTCACGGCGTAACTTATCGCCACGGCCTGCTTCACAGGCACGCCAGCCTTGACTTCCGCTTTGATGTTCTTTTGGAAAGCCTGTTTACTGCTCGACTTGGTCAGCGGCATCATTCGCTCCTTTGCTTAGTTCAGCTAGTACACGGTTGTACTCTTGGATTGCGCCGCTGATCTGCAACAGGATCGATTCATGTTGCTTCGCCAGTTCTTGCAGTTCAGCCAGGCGTTTAGCAATTTGGTCAGGTGTCATTTCTTTTTCGCTGTTTTGGCGCTTTCTTTAAACGCTTTAGCTGTGGGTGCGCCTTCTGACCCAGGCTTGCGCATACGTTCAGGGGTCTTGCCTGCTTCCTTTTGGCGCTCAATCCTCTCGCGTTTAGCGTGGATGTTTGCGTACAACCCAGGTTTAGTCGCCATCTGTACCCCCAATTTTGATTTTGCAATCCTCATCGGACTGCTTGTCGCATCGGGCGATCACCTGATCCAACATGGCAATCGCCCCCTTCGCTTGCTGGACGCGCTCTAAAGCGGCCTGCAACTCCAACATCGTTGCCTGCCGCAACTCTACTAAAAACTCACGCATTAGCTTGGTTCAGCAGCGTAGAACGGCAGCCAGTAATCAGTGCCAGCGATCCGGCAACGCAAACCACCCGCAGCAGTTCCCAATGTTGTGCCGGTTTTCCACATCTTTCCGGCACCCGCAGTCACGCCCACCAAGTTAATAAACCGACCGTTGGTGTCCATCGTGGTTACGCCCGTACCCTGCTGCGATGCGTAGATAAACGATGTCAGCGTACCCGTAGATGCACCCGACGGCACATTTAACTCCAGCTCCAGCGGCGCATACGTTCCTGCCGATGTTCCTGCCGATAGGGTCATTTCAGCCAGCACAGCCGATCCTAAACCCGTCGTGCGACCCGATGTCCCATAAACGACTTCGCCCTTGACGGCGTTCGACCAACCACCCAGCGCGGCATCAATGGTAGTTAGGAATTTAGCGCGACCACCAACCCCGCCAGCGCCGGTCATGGTGGTAGATACCAACAAAGGCTCGACGCTCGAGCTGCCGCTGGTCGATGCACTGCTGGTAGTAATGTTGACATCACCGCTAGTGATGTTGACTGTACCTGCCAGGCTTGCGTCGCCTGTTACAGATACCGATTGAAATTCAGGATCGGCGTAAGCCACGCCAATGGCGATGTTATTACTCATTTCAGGCTCCTTAACAGTTCCAGTTCTTTAATGATGCCTTTGCCCGTTCCGCTGGGCCTTTGGCGTGCTTTACTACCCCTTCCATTCTCGCGCAAAAGCTCGCCTTACGTCCAGCGTCAGCTTTCGTCTTTGGGTTTGGTGCTGGTGGTTTTAAATTTGCGTCATTCTTCCGGTTGTACTCTGCACGACCCTTCGCGGTCATTCCCGCGCCTTTCTCGGTCGGGTTGTAATTCTTGCCCTTGCCGGTCGTGGTCTTGGCGATTGGCTTGTCGTGTTTAGCCATTTTCAGCCTCGACGATCATGGCGATGTCGGCTTCCTGAATAATCTGATAATCCTGCCCGTCCACCTCATGAACCGGCCAATCCAAATAAGTGCCGTTTCCATATTTCACAAAGTCGCCAACCTGCGCGTCCCGCACCTGTGGGCCAATAGCCACCACAGTGCCTTCGTTAAACTTTTCGTTGTTCGGAACGTACAGAATATCCGACAGGCGGCGCACCACTGGGCGCACCACGACGCGATCACGCAACGGTTTAATGTCCATTTTTCGGCCTTCCTCTTTTTTTCGTTTGCGCCACAGGCTCATAGACCGGCTCATGGGCGATCAACTGATGCTCACCACACCAGTCCATTTCGTGCTTGTTTTGAGTTTCGGGAAAACGACGACACAGGCCCATCACCTGAGCCTGCGTAAAGAAACGGCAGGATTTGCAACGTACGTCGCTCATACTGCCGTTTTTCCGGCCTTCATTGCTGCGTTTAAGCCTGCTGCAATTTCTTCAGCAATAGAACGCACTTTTTTTTCGTGCATTCGTTTCATCCGGTGTTCAGCGGGGGTTGCCACGCGTTCCTTTGTAGATGGCTTCGCTGATTTTCCCGCTTCGGTATGCGTTTTCGAGTGCATCGGAAAGCCCCTTTCGGACTTCAGTATGGTTAAATTTGGGCAACTTGTCAAGACCGCTTACAACTACCGCCTTACCCGGCCCTCTGCTGTTATCAATGGCAACCAAGTGAAACCGCGAATCATCGCCATACTTTTGTTGCAATTTTTCCATTACCTCACGCGATCCGGCATGGGTTCTGAAATGCTCATCAATCGGCACCGTCCTGCCCGTGCCTGTCTCCGCTTCCATGCGGCTGGCGCGTTTTAATGCGCCGTTTTCCATCGCCTCTACAGGGTCGCGGTACGTGTACACAATCGCCACTTTCCTGCCAGCCTGTAACGCTTGACTGATTTTTTTATCAGCAGAATCGAACGAATTCATGTTCGTGTCGTAGACAATTTCAGCGTTGCGGATGTTCTGGGAAACTTTGTTAGCTTCTTGCAAACCCGTGGTTTTGCCAGCGCCAGTGCCGCCAGCGGTAAACAAAACCGTGTTATCTCGGCCTGAAGGAGTGGGTTGCGATAACTTGTCAGCATACATCTGCTTAACAAGCGCAGACGATGGTTCGTGTACATCCGCTGATCGCGTCCGGTCAGCCCGGTATTCGGGCGACATCTCACGCGCATCGTCGGTGTTTAGGATGCGACCGTTTTCGGTCGAAGGGAGTGCGGCATATTCACTGGTTAACCCCTGATAGTCAGTGGCTAACCGATCAAAATATGCTTTTTCAATCGGGTTTGTCGATTGAGTGGCAGAAGGCAGACTCGGCTGCGGCGCTAATTGCGCAACCCTCGACATCATGTCAGGTTGCGCTTGACCCGCCGCTGCCAAGTCCGACAGCGATGTCGCCATTTATTTTTGGTAAGACGAACGGTCGTGCGTATAGCAAACGCCCTTTGAACGGCCACCGTTGAATTCTTTGTTGCTGCCGGTGCCGTCAGCCATGCCCATCCCTACGCCGTTCACAATCTTGCCACGGCGCTCACCCGACGAATCCGAAGCGGACGCGCCAGCAGGCGGCTTAGTGCCGGAACCGTAGCCCTTCGGAGTCATTTCTGCGTTGTCTTTCATGATAGTCCTTTCAGTCAAGGAATTTGAGTTTGTACAGCGTCGAATCGATCAATTCTGAGATTTCGTCAATGATATTCTGAATTTCACTGTCTTGGGGTAAATGTTCCCGTGCTTCGTCAACAAATTTCTGCATTTGTTTGAGATAAGCGATTGGGTCTTTGCCTGCGTGGAAATCATCGGGATATTTTTTGATCTTGCTATACCGCCCCTGATAAGCCTCGGCAAAGTTATCGGTCAGCTCGATGATCTCCTCGTAATAACGCCCCAGCGCCTTGTGCGCCGAGTAGGAATCCGTGGATAAGTGCATAAAATGCGCCACCGTGCTGCTGTGAAATAGCGTAGCTATAAATTCTGCGGCTTCTTCGTCCATGTCAGCCCTAAAAAAAGACCGGAGTTAGCGACCTCCGGTCAAAGCAGCGTCCCAACTAGAGGAGCGAAAAGAGACGCTGCCATTCTGTGTCATTAGGCACGGGTACGTCAACTGGCCATAATCCCGCGTCCACCAAGTTCTCAACCGTCTTACGATGCGCCAGCCACCAAGCTTGCTGCCGTTCTTTGCGCGACCATTTGTTGCCCTGATCGATGTCAAAGTGGCACGACGCACACAGCGCCGCGATTAAATTGTCATCCGACTTAATTGACCGGCCCTTGCCGCCGCCCCAGTTAGTGTGCGCTGCTTGCACAAAATCATACGACCCGCAGAGCTGACATTCTAGCGTAGCCACCAACCGCAATAGCTTCTGGCTGCGCACATATTTGCGTTTAGGAATACTGATAACGGTCATTTTTATCGTGGTTTTTGTAAATGCTTTCCGATCTGCGGTCTAAGCAAGCGGCGCATATCCAGCGTTTTGTGTTCCTAAAAGTCCTCATTTCGCCTGTCGCTTCCTCGCGGTGCGCTTGGCAGCTTGTGCAAAACCGGCGCTTCGGTTCAGCTTCCATTTTTCTTATGCTCACGGTCAAAATAGCCGTTTTCAGCCTCCAGCACCCGAAGATCATTAGCTGCATCCGATACGCCGTGCCAATCACATCGACTGACCATCAATTCCAAATACCTGATCAGCGTTTGGCGATGCATTCTAAATAATTCCTGATCTGCAAATTCTTCATTAGTCATGGCGCACCCCTTTCGCGGATAGCGAACGCGCAATATATTTGCCCTGCACCAGGCCCTGCTGATTCACACACCTTTGCACACGCCTCGCGTTCTGCTGCTGCGACTAGCTCTGCAAACTTTAGCTGGGCTTTTACAAAATCTGAATCACGCGAATTGCTAAAGCCCCAACCCGCTTCTTGCGCCATGCGGATAATGTCATCTGTAGTCATAAATTCCTCTGCCGAATCATGTCGGCTAGCTCTACTGGCTGTGCTGCGCGGCTAGCTTCCTCGCATAGCTTGGCGCACTCTGCGCGTTCTTGTTTTATCGCCCAGCGCACCGCATCGCGGGTATCGCTGTGCAGCATGATGGCCGACTTTAGGATTTCGTCGGTATTCATACGCGAAGCATTAAACCTAAGACTTTCGATAAAAATGATTCGCGGCGTTGCTGGATGCCCAACAAAACAGCCTGCATAAACTGTTCTTCTTTGCTGAAAAAGCTGGGCCGGTAGCACGGTGTGTAATGCGACCCGATCTTGATAGGTTCCTCTTTGATAAATTTCCCATCTCGTAACATCGTCACCTCCATTCAATGCCTTTTTGCGCTGCCCACGCATCCAGCCATTCAATAAACTCGCCAGCATCCTCTACGGAAAACTTGGCGCTCTGAAGCCCTAATTGAACTACTCGATGCCCGTCTAAGCTCGGCACCACCGACCCGATCCGGCGGTTAGTGTCCGCAGCCCACTGGTCAATTAATAATCGCTTCCAATCCTCTGGCGTCCAGCTCGACCCCGCTTCGCCCATTTGCTTGGCAATGTCGCCAATCATGGCGTGAAACTTGGCGTTCTGGTCAAGCGTCCGCGTCAGCGGTCTGATCTCAAGCGTAAATTCTTTTCCTGCTTCTAACGCTGGCTTTAACTTCGCCCACAAACTGCCCATTAAAACCTTGGCCTGCGTGGTTGAACGTAGCTCAACAATCATTTCAGCCCTATCAATTTCAACGCATCATTAACAGATTCTACGACCGCCAACGGTCCACCGTTCCAGTTGTAGTGCCAGATTACCTGCGCTGGGTTTAGCTTTTTTTCGCTTGGCGACGCTTCACCGTTTTTGATCTCGACCAGAAATGTTTGTTTCCTGAATCCGACCAGTAAATCCGGCACACCGCTACCGACCGTAGCCAAACTCTGAACCGTTGCACCAGCAGCCCTAAGTGCCTGGACAATATCTTCATGGTTTTTGTCTACTCTTGCTGCTCTGCGCATTCATGTCACCAATTAAAATTTCGACTGCCTTCTGCCCACGCTTAACGGCAATCTGGCGCTTTATATCTTCCCACCACGTTACCGCCGCTTTCGCGCCGTGTTCCTTTTTATGCAATTTGTACTGTGCTACCCAAAACTTTGCTTCTGTAATTCGCCGCCATTCCTCAGACCAAGTGTATTCATTCATTCGGGTCATCAAGCAACAGCACCGCCAACCAGCCAGCAATAAAAAAAATAAGGCCAGCGCCCATCAACCCACCTGCGACCAGCAAAATAATCTCAGCAAAGGTTACGTTCATCTTCTGCCCTCTGAATCAACATTTTGATTTCAGCCACCGACATACCAAACTTTTCGTGCATATCCAAAATTAACGCCGCCGATACCGCACAGGTGCCGTGCCGAAACTTTGAGATCATGCTAGGTGCGCAACCAATCTCACGCGCTAACTCACAATCGTTGACGCAATGCAACCTGTTGCGCAGATCGTCCATCAGCGCGTGCGGTGGTATTGGATTCTTTCTCATCGCTTTTCCTTATGTCGGTGCGTTTAACGCTGCCTTGGCCATCGACACCTGAACCGGCAAAAGAGATTTGTCGCCATGTTCGTGCCGTTCCATAATTTTCTTTGCCCATCGCTTATGGTCAATGTGGCTTGATTCTGACTTATGAACTTGCATCTTTGCAAGATATTTTTGTGCAACTTCAGCAGAAACCTTAACCGGCGGCAAAGAAACCACAGGTTTAGGTATTTCAGGCCATTGCGATTTTTCTAACTCATCACCGAGTGCGCTTTCCCACCGACCCTTAATTTGCAAGTAAGTTGCGTTTTTTATATCAAACGCACCAACGCGCACAGCAGCCCAAAAAACCGCCGGATGGCTCCATATCCCAACCTCGCCTCGATCTCGCGCCATAAGCCCGTTTAATGCCTCTGTGAAGGCTTTTTGAGCGTCTAGCTTTGGGCGGCAGAGATTGATGAACTGCGGCAGGCTCGGTGGCCATTCCAAAGTCATTAGCGCCTGTGCGCCTTTGGTAACTTCCTCGCGGCTAAGTTTGCCCAGCTCTTGCGACCAAAGTGCCTTGACCTGTTCTGGATCGGTGCCGCGCCACATATCGGCAAACTTGCTGCCATAAAGCGCAGCCATACGTTCAAAGAGCTTCTCAATCCAAGCGGTCGGTAGCGGTTCAGATGTCGATAATTGTGGTGTCATGGCTTTTCTTTCCGGTTAATCCTTCGATGATTTCACGGCGGCTGCGGTCTTTGGCGCTTTCGTAAACTTTTGGCTGGCCTTGAATCCAATCAGCCTTCAGCCCCTGGCTACCGCGCAGGCACCATTCCCGCAAAAACTGCTCCAGCGACCAGTTGAGTTTGGCAGCTTCGTCTTTTGCAGCCTTGATTACCGTTTCGGAAACAACGGCGTTTTTGCGTTTACGCAAAGCGATCCAATCGTCCCAAACCGTTTCATCGACATCGGTGGGGCGCAACGGAGTTGCGCTATTCCTTTTCCCTGTTCCCTTTCCCTGTTCCCTGTTCCTTTCCTTTCCAGAGGGTAGGGCTACCGGATCACTACCGTAGTCGTGCGGTATATCGCAAAATGCCTTGATTTTGCTAGGTGTTTTCTTGTTGATGACTTGATGCTTTTCAAAGTTGACAACTCGACCATAAGTCTTGCCATCAGACCCCGAAAAAAGCTCGATATAACCAATACCAGACAACTCCCGTAGTAGTTCGGTAGTAGTAATTTTTAATGTGCGAAGTGGGAAAACGTCGGATTCAACCAGCTTTGGATGAGCGTTAAAGTAGCCCTCATCATCGCTGTGGTTTAGCAGGCCGACCGCCAGCAAAGCAGCCTCGGCATTAATTGTTGACAGTTTTTCGTCGCGCCAAAACTCAGGCTTAATGGTTCTTATGCGTGCCATTTTTTGCCTCGTCATTTTTTGGATTTTCATGTCTTTCAATTAATCCATCAGCCCAAGCAAAAATCATTTCTTCGTGATAATCATCAACCATTCTGGCAATTTCCCACGCCATCGCAGGCGTTAAAATCACCATGACTGTTTGCCCCATCGTTAGATCGTATTGCTTAATTACCAAGCAACCGGCATCATTAATGAAGGCTTCACAACCTTCGATAGCCTGAAATTTCAACATCGCTTTTCCCCAAAAAAAAAGCCTTAGGCGAGACTCTCATCCGTGTGGATGTTGGCGGACTGGCAGGTACCAGCAGAGTCCCGTCTAAGGCTTACCTGTACACGCCGCCAAGCGTGGGTCAATCATACCTAATTTTTCCTCATTTGAACCAACTCGGCATCAATACTTGTAGCTGCCAAATCCGCTGCTGTGGCAGCTTTTCGCCCCACTGACTAATTGCCTGTCTGGTAACGCCTAGCAATCTGGCAAGTTCTGACGCGCTGCCAGCTAGATTGATTGCGGTTTTAGTATCCATGCGCGGATTTTAAGCCAGATTAAATTATTTTGCAAAGATAGCTTGACATGGGTGTAAAGCCAGCTTAATATTCACCCATGCCGTCAACGACGGTCTTTTTAAGGAGAGCAAAATGAACAAAGCTAAATTGATCGAATTGCTAGAAACAGGCGCGACTTTTAACTGGTTGGAGCAAAAGTTATTTCACCCAAGTTTCCGCAAAGGCTGGAGAAAAATGAAAACTAGCAACATTTCTTGGCAAGCTGTTGATCGTGAGCATGGAATTTTGGGAACAAAAAGACTTAAAAAAACAGAAAATGTTTATTCGTTTTAATCAATCAGCCGGGAGAAACCCCGGCGTATTAGGGGCAGCCATGTACACAGTTGAATACTACGACGATGCCGACCAGCGCCCAACTTGGTGCGTGGTCGAGTGGACTACGAGCGAAAACCAGAAAACCGGCAAGACCATAGAACGCTGCGGCACGCAGGCAGAAGCAGAATCCTTCGCCGTCGCTTATATGTTGATTGACCGCTTGACAGTAATGTAAACCTAGCTTAATATCTACCCATGCCCTCACGGGTCTTTTAAGGAGCTTTAAATGTTCATCGACTTCGTTATCCTCCCTTCCGATTTCAACGACACCACGATCACCTTCGTGGCCGAAACCACCGCAGCCAAAGCCCGTTTCGACGGCGCAATTAGCATCCAGGTGCGCAAAAGCGCGGCACCTATCGTCGCTGACCAGCTTGAGGCCGAAGGCTTCACAGTGAGGACAGCATGAACCGCGAACCTAGCGATCTTGTCCTAGCACTGGCGGCAGTCTGTATCGCCGCCGTTTTTTACGTCCTACTGTGGGTTGCAATGGCGATCTTCTAAATGGAACTGCTCAAGTCAACCGCGTTTGTCGTAGCCGTGCCGGTATTTGTAGCTGGATACCTAGCGGTCTGGACGCTCGGCCAAAAGCCAGTTGACCCACCAGTAATTGAGCAACCCATCGAAGAAAAGCCAGCAATGGTAGACGCAGCCGTAACCGTCGAACCCGCCTCAGTAGGGCAAGAAATAATGGTGCAGCCATGACACAACAACAATTTTATGAAACCGTACAGCGACAAGAGGAATATATGGAAACCACATTCAGCAAAGTAGCAGCAGCGTTTGTCAAAGCCCAGCGCGAATTCGGCCCTGCGCTTAAATCAGCCACCAACCCGCATTTCCGGTCACGCTACGCCGACCTGTCGGCCTGCGTCGAAGCGGTTATCGATGCCTTAAATAATCACGGCATTGCCATGACCCAGCGCACTAGTATGTGCAGCGACGGAATCATTATCGAAACCGTGTTTGTCCACGAAAGCGGCGAAATTATGTCCTGCGGCCAGCTCCACGTTCCGGCCAGCAAACATGACCCACAAGGCTACGGCTCGGCGTTGACCTATGCCCGTCGATACTCGCTGATGGCTGCGTGCGGCATTGCGCCCGAAGATGACGATGGCAACGCTGCCAGCCGCCGCAAACCGCTGCCAGACATTACCGACCACCTGTCAGCCATTGATGCCAGCGCCAACAGCGAGGAATTAGCGGTCGTATTTAAGGCAGCGATTGAGGCTTGTGGTGAGCATCAGGAATTGCAGGCTAAGGTAATCGCAGCAAAGAAAACCCGTGTCGAACGCGCTAAAAAGGAAAAAGCCCAATGAAAGCATTTCCATCAGCCACCGGGGCCGTAGGAATGGAACTACGCGATTACTTTGCAGCCAAAGCAATGCAGGGTTTATTAGCGTCTAACGTAAACGCATCTGTAGATTCGTTTGCTGAAAAAGCATACGAAATAGCGGACGCAATGATGAAAGCGAGGCAACAAAATGGATGAGCAACGCACAGAAGATTGGTTCGCAGCCAGGCTAGGTAAGGTCACCGCGTCTCGCGTGGCCGACGTACTAGCCAGGACCAAAACCGGCTACAGCGCCAGCCGCGCTAATTACCTGACCCAGCTTGTATTAGAACGAGTAACTGGCACCAAGTCCGAAGGGTTTACCAGCGCCGCAATGCAATGGGGTATCGATCAGGAACCCTTCGCACGGGCGGCTTACGAAGCCTCTAAGGGCGTTTTAGTGGATGAAGTGGGTTTCATACCGCACCCAATGATTGAAGCCTCTGGCGCCTCGCCTGACGGCTTGGTGGGCGCTGACGGCATGGTCGAGATTAAATGCCCTGACAGCAAGACCGCGCTGGAATGCTGGCTGTCAGCCGATCCAGTGGAATCCAAGTATTTCACGCAAATGCAGTGGCAAATGGCCTGCGCTGGGCGGTTTTGGTGCGACTACGTTGTATTCGACCCACGGATGCCAGCCAAAGCCCAGCTTTTTGTCTACCGCGTTGAACGCGACGATCAGTGGATTAAGGAAACCGAAATTGAAGTCAAAAAGTTTTTGGCTGAAGTCGATGCCAAAGTTGCAGCACTACGCAAAATCATAGGAGAGTGAAATGTCGAAAGTCATCAAAGAAATTAGCTGCATCGTCGGTCAGTACACCAACGCACAGGGCCAGCAGAAAAACCGCTACCAGCGGATCGGCTCGGTCATTGCCACGCGCAACGGCGAAATGCTCAAACTTGATGTCATACCGCTGAAAGAAGGTGGCTGGGACGGCTGGGCATATATGAACGACCCGAAACCTAAAGAAGGTCTAACCGTGCCACAGCGTCAGCCGGTGGATTTTGACGATGACATTCCGGATTTCAACTAATGAACGCCGCCAACTTCGACAAGTCGGACCGGCTCCAGCGGGTGTACAAACTGCTCAAAAAGGGCGGCGAGTACACCACACTGGATATTATTCAACGCGCAGGAGTCTGCGCAGTCAACAGCATCGTCAGCGAACTACGGCAAGCAGGGTATCAAATCACCTGCCAGCGCCGTGCTGATAAGTGGTTTTACCGCTTAATCAGCTAACTCAAAGTGCGGCCCGTCGATGAATACGCGACGGCCTTGTGAACGGCGCAGGGCGATGTAGGAATCCTGCGCCGCTTGCATGGTGCCTGACCATTTTGTGATGTCCATCACCGACCAAGCCCCACCCCACCGGATCGGCACGCCGACCTCAATGGCTGCGATTTTTACCGCGTCAGCAATGTCATCGTACAAGTTCAGCTCCCAGCTTGGCCGAGTGCCGATGTACGCCATCAAGTCCACAGCCCGACCATCCATGTGCTTACTTTGCATGGTTTGGCTGGCACCCTTAGCAACCAGTTCCTTTTGCCGCGCCTGGGTGCGAACGCCCTCGATGACCGCAAAATCAATCTTGCTGATCTTGATCGCATGGTAAACAACTTCGACTAATTGCTGATTAACCCCCGTCAGCATCTTAATGCTGCGGGCCGATAGCTTAAAACTCATCGACGGCTAACCTGCGCAATTGTGGGTGCTATTTTTTCTACCGACCGGCCAATAACGTAACCGCCCAAACCGATCTCAACGATTGACCACAATTTGAGATACTCGGCTTCCGATAAATTTGGCGCAGCCCATCCAAACCACCGCGCCACAATCAAACCAACAAAAATTAACATGGTCAGCGGTCGCCAATTAGCCGCAAGCCAGTGCGTTGATGCGGCTTCAGTCTGAATGATTTTTGACGCAGCTTGTTCAATTTCAGCCTGCGCCTCTAACAATTGGCGCATCATCTCGGCTTCGGCTTTTGCCTTTTCTGCTGGGTCGGGAAAAAGATTGCCAATGACCTTTTGAAACACAGGAAGCAATGCAGGAATTAAACTTTGCAACATAATGATTCCTTAGTGTTTACCAAAAAACGACATGACATACCCTGCCGCAGCGGATGCTGCCGACACAATAGACATGCCGACCCAAAACCCACCGCGCCCTTGATTGGCTAAAGCAACCAAGTGTTCGAGCTGGTTTTCCATCTTGTCCATTTTTTTGTCCACTTGGTCAAACCGGCGCTCGTAGTCTTGGACCTTTTGCCAAAGCACGCCGTATTTCACCGGATCAATTTGCTCATTCATTTCTGATGCCTGCCCCAGGTTTCAATGCTCGTTGCGTTTCCTTCGCCTGCGCACGACGCGCTCTGGCTTCCATAATTGCCGACCCAACCTGCGCACCAGGCACAGCAAGGTTAAGACTTGTTTCGGCGGCTTTGCCAACAGCAGCTTTGGCACGTTCAGCCATCGCCGCAATGAAAGTTCCTGAATGGTTTAAATAAGAACCTGCTGGCTGCGCCTGAGTATATCGCCCAACTGCGCCGATGGTTTTTAACCGGCTTGCAGAATCACCATCAAAAATTATTGGCAATTTGTCATTTCTGTCTAAGTGCATCAATGCTTTGTTGTAACCCGCTTGCGTAAAATTGCCTTTGGTGTCAATTGCCCTTTCGCGCAAATAATTGATGGTGCCAGCGGCCAAATGTTGCCTTGACGTATCGTCAAGATGCGTCATCATGGTTTTCATGTTTTTATTTACGCCATCAATAACAAAAGTATTAATAAACTTTTCGGCTGGCACTTTGTCATCAATTGCAGCGCGATACGCCGGGTCTTTTTCAAGCATTTGGAATCGATCTCTTGCAGATTTACGGGCTGCATCCGCTAATGGCTTCAATTGTTTTGCGCCTTCTTGTAGCGGCAAATTTTCCAATTCCTTCACCATGATGCCAGCAGCGGTGCGCACATTTCCATCTTGCGCGGTTCTAGCGACATTTCCCAAGTTACGACGCAAAGATAAAAAATCTTCAAACGTCATATTGTTTTCTTCCGCTAGGCGCGTCAATTCCTTAAATTGCGATGGCGGCGCATCGTTGGATAGCAATTGCTTTTTTAGGCTTGCTTGCACATTTTTTAATAGCGCAGGCGCATCAACTGGAAATTGACCACCAGCAGCGTCGCGCAAGGCTTGGTATTTTGCGTCAATTGCTGTTGTTAAATCTGTATCGAGTTTTTTGTACGCGTCAATGACCGCTTGACCGTGATCCATTGTTCTAGCGCCATAAACATCTGGCGATGCTATGTCTTTAGTGTCATCAATGGCTTGAATTAACTTTTGATTTTGATCGCCTAGACGGTATGCAATATCGGTATCTTTACCTCGCCGATTAAATTCATTTGATAACTTGACCGGATCGGCAGTTGCTTGGCCTTCAGTCAAGGAAATGCCAAGCGAATCGGCTTCAATCTGTCGCTGAAGCGCCGCAAAGTTAAGTTTGTTTGCTGGTGTTGCGGAAATCTCCGCTTTTAACGCTGGGCTGGCAACTTCCAATGCTTGCCGAATGGTGGTCGGATCGGCAGATGCAGCAGCGCCCACACTTACGCGACCAGCAGCGGGTGCCGCCGCCGGTGCAGCAGCAGGGGCGGCAGCCGGTGCGCCCTCAGCAGCGGCAGCAAAAGTAGGCTCAACCCGTGGCCGTGGCTCTGGCTTTGGTGCCATACCAGGCGCTTTAGCACCCCGCTGTAAGATGGGATAGCCCATTAAACCTTCGAGTTTTGCAGCCTCAAAAGCACCGCCAATTTCACCGAGTATTTCTTTAGACTGACCCGACTGCGGTTCAAAAAATGTTCGCTTGCCACCAGTAGCTTGTTGAACTGCCATGCCAATAGGCGCAGTTAAAACAGCAGTTGGCACCTCAATAAGTGGCGCAAGGTACTTTTCAACAAACCCACGCTCGGCTTGTTCTTTTCTTGTCTGCGCTTGTGCCTGTTGCCTGCGCTGTTCTTCAGCTTGCATGGCTTCAGGCGTAGGCACAGATAAATCACCACGCAAGATTTGATCGGCTTTTGTGGCAACGGCAGGCTTTTTGCGTTCCGCAGGCGCAGCAGCCGATTCGACCACAGGCGCAGGTTGCGATACTGGCTGAACTCCATAGCTTGCAAGTTCTCTTTTAGCTTCGGCAAGGCTTGACGAAATACGTTTGTGCGTGTCTGTGCCTGGCTTGGTGTCGGCCAAACTGCCCTCAAGTTGGAAAACAACTTGCTCTAAATCTTTGATGCCTTCCTGTTTTGCATCCGTCTTTGGTCGTTTAACAGTTCCTTCTTTTGTTGGCGTTGCGCCTTCGCTTTCCAATAGATAGTCAGCAAAAGTCTGCGTCTTACCTTTAGGCTCCGCTGGCTTCGGCTGTTTAGCTGGCTTTTCCTCGGCGGTTAACAAGTAATCGGCAAATGTCCCCATTACGGTATGACTCCCATTTGTTTAGCTTGCTTTGCCTTAAAAATTAGCTTTTCGCGTTCTCTCGGCGTTAATGCTTTTAGCATTTTTTCATTTTCAGACGGTTCCACATCAAGGAACAATCGCGGATCAGCAATTGCATCAAATTGAAGTTTGCGGTTGAAATAGGCTTGCGGATCGTTTTGCGCTGCTGCCATGTATCGCGCCCTTGCCAAGTTCATTTCTTCAATGCTGATTAATTGATTTGCAACGCGGTTAATACCTTCTTTGGTCATCTTATTATTAGGATTGGCAAACTTAGCAATTTCTCGCGCAGCATCAGTAGTGCCACCACCCAACGCTAACAAATTAGTGTTTTTCATTAATTCGTCAGTTGTTGCTGTTTCGCTTTCAAAAGCAGGAATGCCAAACATTTGAAGAAGGCTTGCAGCCGCTTGCCGACGTTCAGCAGTTGGTCCTGTAAACGCATCCGGTGCAAGTTTTTTGATGTTTTGGAATATGGCAATCCTTGATGGCGCATCGGCAGCTTTTGCTATTGTTTGCGGCATATCCTGCGCAATAACGTTGCCTCTTGTTTCCAGTAATTTAGCTTGCTCTGGTGCTACGTTAGTTGTCAATCTTTTTGGCTGGCCAGCAGTGCCAAGCAAAATTTTCTGCCCAGTTTGCGGATCTGTTACTTCGGTGGTCGGTGGTATCTCCATCGGAATACCAGCGCCGCTTATTTGACCTGGCGGCTGCACAGCTAAAGCGCCGCCTGTGGTAACCGGCAATGCGCGTGCGCCTGTACTCAACAATTGCATTCCCGGGAATAGCGTCGATAGTTGGCTTTCTGCGCTAACTGTTTTGACTAATTGATTTGCAAGTAAAGCGCGATATTGATCGCTAGTTTGATTTTTAGGAATTGCCATCATTCCTTCGGTCATAACCTTGTCAATCATTGCCTTGTCAGACGTTGCATTTTCAATGCTTGCCCTTAATTTTTTCTCAATATCCTCATAAGTAATTTCTGGTTGTTTTAGCAAATCAGATGCTTCTGTACGCACATTTTTTAGATATTTTTGGTACAACGCAAATTTAGCTTCTTCGGCTCCAGCCTCAGCAGTTGTGGCAGCGCTTTTTGCGGACGAAATTCGAGGCGCAGTTGTTTCCTGAGCAACTTCGGCTTCGGCTTTTGCTTTTGCCAATTCTTGCGGCATTAACTGTTGCAAACGAAGTAATTCTGTTGACGCACGCTCAAGTTCTAGCGGTCTAAGTTCTTTGGCAAATTTGTATTCTTGCGCACCTCGCGCAAAGTTAATCATTTCGCCCAAGCTCATGCTTGGAACCGGCTTGACTTGAGTGCCAACTGGCGTAAGCGATAGATCAGCCATTTTTTATGCCTTTAATAAAGAATACATAAGGGCTGTATTGCCGATATTACTTAGCCCACCAGCATAAGCATTGGCAGCGCCGATCTGACCAGCGCCCAGTGCGGTGGCACCACCAATAGCCGCTTGGCCTATATTGCCCGCCACGTTTTGCGCCAAATTACTTACTTGACCTTGTGCGGTTTGGCCAATCCCAGCAATACCCGCTAAAGTGTTATAAATGTTTTGCCGCTGCGAAATAACTTGCGGCATAGCTTGGGTTAACGTGTAATCTAAAGCAAATTTTTGCGCAGCCCGATCCACATTCGAACCACCGCCGCCAACGTTAAACATTTGCCGCGCAGCGCCCGTGCCTTGTTCAATCGCAGTTTGGAATCCTGGCAATCCTAAAATTTCTTCGCGAGTAACTGGCTTAGTCAGTCCTGGCAGCAACTCACCGATGCGCGTTAATGCCCCATAGCCGGCTTCGCGGTACGGCTTTTGTTGCAGGTTTTGGATGTCGAACATCTGTTTCTGGATGTCCGCGGCATAGCTAGTTGCTCCAGCTTGCCTTTCGCCAGCACGCTCGGCAGCTCTAGCTTGCATTCCTGATCCAATAAGACCAGCGCCAGCCCCTAGCAATAAAGCGGTTCCTGTTCCGATTGCCATTATGTCAACTCCTTGATGAACGTCCGTTCAAGCGGTCTAAAGCCAGCTCGACCATAAACTTTTTCCATCGCTGCTGCGCGTTCATCCTCTAATGCAATCATAAACAGCGCCCTTGCGTTTTTTAACCTTGCCCAATTTTCAATGTGTTTAAACATCGCTTGACCGATCCCACTACCTCGCGCTTCTGGTGTCAGCCACCACCACAATTCCTGCGCCACATAATAATTCGGGCTGAAATACAGCGGATATAACAGACACGATGTCACGCCGACAATCTTGCCACCTAACTCGCCAACCAGTAACAAAATGTTGGCATTTTCTAATGAAGCGGTCAAAAAAGCACGAATGCCCATAACATCATAATCAGCCACACCTTTCATCGGCGATGCGTTGTGAAAGTCTGATAACAGTTCCACATAAACATCTAAGTCGGCGACGGTGGCTGGCCGTACATTCAAAACGTACCCCCGCCGATCCCCTGTAACGCCGTCAACAAAGTAAACGTACCCGCTGCCGGTGTGACATTACCAATAATTGTGTTGTTAATTTCACCGCCGTTAATAATTTGATACTCCACCGTGCTGCTGACAACGTTCGGGTTTTGCAGCCAGATAATCCACTCCCGCGACGGTCTGCCCGTGGTTGGCTCAATAAACGGGCTGGTCGGGAACCGGATGTTGGTCAGCGCAACCATTAGTTATCGCCTGCCGATGCTTTCAGATTCGCCGACACAATCACAGCCTTGACCGGATCGGTAATCGCCACCTCGAAAATACGATCCCGCGCCCAACCTAAACGCCGCCAGATCGCTCGATTGACGTAATTGCCCTGCCGCCCCATGCTGACCCAATGCTCATTAGACCAAGTAGAACCGCCATCATTCGACCAGCGCAACATCGCCTGCGGATTGTCGCCCTGCCCTGTAGTCAGCCCAACGCCAGGCTGGAATTGAATCTGAAATTCTTCGAAATACTGTCTTTGCAAGTCTGTGGTCAAGTGCGGCGCACGGCGCAGCCGACGGATTGGGTTGCCAGCATCGGTGTATTCGTCAAAATCTAGGCTGTAAATCTTGCCGTTTTCGTAATCGCCGACTAAGTTCTTATTGGTAAATGCGATGCAATTCTGCCCTCTGTGGCGTTTGTAGACCGCGTT